CATTCTATAAAATGTTAAATATTATTAATATTTAATAAAACGTTAACTAAATAAAATTCAAAAAATTTAAGAACAGTATTGACAAAAATACAAAAATGTATTATAATATAATTGTAATAAGGAAACAACATAAAGTTGTTAAGGAGGGATTTAAAATGTATATCATAGAAGTGAATGGCGAACGGTTTTATAGACATAAACTATCAAGCGTAATTGATTTTATGCTTGATTGTGAAAATTGTGATTTTAGAATCACGAATGAACACGGTGATAAAATTGATATTATTGATGAAATTTATGGAGGTAAATATGCATATATGCTTTTAGCAAGCAGAAACAATGATATATTAATAAGAGTTAGTAATGATTGGTGTAATTTGCCTGATTTAAATTTTGATAGAGCTTGTATGTTTTTTAAATCTATAAACTGTCTTACTTCTTTTAATGACATATTGAATAAGGAGGTTAAAAAATGAAAAAAATATTTTACAGTGTAATATATAATGACTGGGGGTTTCTTGCTCCTCATGAAATGTGGTTTGATGATTTAGAACAAGCAAGAGCTTTTTCTAATCAGGACTATCATGATAATGTAATAGTGCATACCTGCACAAGGCAGAGCACAATTGAGAAGCATGAAAGAACAATTGCACGCCAAGAAGCTGAAACTTATATACAAAATTTGTTAGGAGAACCAGATGACGTGTTTTTAGGAATGGGGGAAGGGTAAATAATATGAAACTATTAGATGTAGCGAAAAATATATTAGACGCGACAGTGTTTGATGAAATTGTTTTGGTTGGACTAACTCACCCAAGATTTGAAAGACATAGAATTATGTTGAATCAACCAGCAATACTTAACAATAAAGAATATTGTTTGGGGTACAGAATGAAGGATGAGATGAACTATGTTTATAGTGTTCCCGCAAATAAGCGTAAACAGATATTAGCAGGGATTTTATATGGTTATAAATTGTTATATCCTGATATAAGATTATTTGTTCTTTTGGTTGATATGACAGGATTTAATCAATTACACAGCTTTTCTGTACCAGAAATATATGGCGAAAGTTGTTTAATTGAGCCGAATTGCATGATAACCCAGGGAAACGGGTGTGATTGGTTTGAAATTTAGGAGTTGAATATAAAATGAAAGTTTGTGATTATGTGTATGATAGAGTATACCATACCGCAGCAGTAGAATTTAGAAATTGTCCTGATTTAATTATCGGGATAGGAAAAAGAAAAAATAGAAGATATATTAAGTTTAAGGATGTAATGGATTATTTAGTATTTTATAGAGCATTTTGTTATTCACAATATGAGCATAAACGGATGCTACTTTATGGGTATAATAGCGAGCCTTATATGGTGCTATATGACCCAGATACAGGGGCGGTGGGTGTAAGTGTGTAATGAATACATGGATTTGAAAAGACTGGGTGTATTAGAAGAATATAAACTTATGTATTTTAAGTTGTGCAAACTTACAAATACTACACCTTGTATTTTAGGTATGGTGTTGTTATTAGCAAATTATTCACAATTAAGATTTACAATGGCGGAGGCTTTTTATTTTCAGTTTTTAGAAGATGAAGATAAAAAGCTGAAAGAAGAGTATGCAACATTTAAGAGAAATGGTTTAGCTCGTGAGAGCAACTATTCAGAGTGGAGAAAAAGATATTTATGATTGAGCGAATTTTTATGTGTGTTGGATTAATATTATTAGTTATTGGTTGTGGGTTGATAACTGATACAGATAATCTGATTGGAGGTTTAGTGACTGCATTAGTTGCTATATTACTATTACTTTTTGGGATGGCAATGTCTATTACAAGGTAGTGTTTCACGTGGAACATTCACGTTAAACATATAAAAATATTTTTTGAGGAGGTAATTTTCTATGAAAAAAATTACACGATGTGTACACTCTTATGTGTATATGGTTTCAGAAGTTAAAATAGGAGAGGAGGGAGACCCCGTTGTAGCACCTAGCGTAAATGTTGAGGCGTTCGAAAAATTGTCTAATAATAAATTGGATAGTTTTATTAAAGAGAAAACAGGATATGAAAAATATCTTGTTATTGGAAGTTATGAACAAGATTTGAAAGTTACAATGTCTGTTGAATCTTTTGTTAGCTATGCAGACGAAATTGACGAAATTTAAGAAATGGATGTGAAAATATGAATGATTTAGTTATTAATGAGGGTAATAATGTATTTGAAGATTCTAACCGCTTCTACTGCTCAATGACAGGGCAAACGTTAGAAGAAAAAGCAAAAGTTTTTAGAGCAATTACAAATAGTGATTATAAAATTGCTGATTGTATCAACCAAACGATTTATACAAAAGACGTTTTTTGTGAGGTTGTAGACCTTCCAAACCAAGACGGCGAAATTCATGCGTGTTATAGGATTGTACTAATTGATAAAGACGGAAAATCCTATCAAGCAGTATCAACAGGTATTTATAATGCGGTTTCTCGATTGTTCGTATTGTTTGGGGAGCCGACATGGGATGAACCAATTCCGTTGAAAGTGAAACAAATTAATAAAGACAAAAAACGTATGCTTACGTTAGATATTGATTATTAATAATTTCTTATTTTAATATTTATAGTTGTCGCTAATTATATTTTATCGGTAGATTTAATTTTATAAAATTTTATCTGCCGATTTATTTTTGTTCCACGTGGAACATAGAAAGGAGTGAGGCAATGTTTTATCAAATAAATTACTATGATTATTCTTTAGTGTATTATTTTTCATCAGAAAGAAGATTAAAAAAATTTAAAAATTTAATTGATGAGAATCGAAAAATAGTGAATGAAAGATTATATAAACGTTATGGTTTTAACATTAAACTTGATGTGTTAAGCGATATTGAATTATATAATTCATGCGAACCAAGATTTTTTTGTATTGAAAAAGTTGGAGGTGAGGTTGCACTATGCCTAAATCAAATAGAATTAAATGGAGAGGGTCTGATTATTCAAAATTATCAAGCCTTGTCAAAAGATTTAATCGCAAAGTAGAGCGTTTGCATAGTACTGATTTAGGGTTGTTTCAACCTAACAAAATAAATTATAAAACTTTGAAATCGCAAATAAAAACGAGAGCTCAATATAATGAAATAATTAGACGTTATTCTGGTTATTTAAATAAAGGGGCTGAAATGCCCTACACAACCAAAGAAGGTGTTAATATAACACTTTGGGAAAAAAATGAAATTGGGCAAGGAATAAAAAGAATAAATAGAGAAAATGAAAAGATATTAAAAAAGCTTAACCCAACAACTGAGACCGGTGTAATGGGGAGTGAAAATGTTAACAATTTGCGCCCTAGAAAAAACTCTATTGAATCTATTAAGCCGAAAAATTGGAATGAATATAGAGAATCAATTTTTTCTCAAGCGTTAGGAAGAAGTATTGAAGAACGGGGTGAAATATATAAATCAAATTTTTTACATGCAATTGAGTTAACATTTGGTAAAAATAGTAAAGTATATAATGAATTAAAAAATGTAAATCCTGCTAAATTATATGAATCATCGTTTAGTAACCCTGTACTTGTAATTGATTTTCTTTATGACCCTCACGAACAAAAAGAAATTGAAGATAGTATGATAAACGAATTAAGTAAATTATGACTTACGCCGCTGATTTTGAAACAACAACAGATGTTGATGACTGTAGGGTTTGGGCGTGGGCGGTTTGCGAAGTTGGTAATTATGATAATTTTAGATACGGCGTAACAATTGATGAATTAATGGACATGTGTAAAAAAGATAAGAACAATATTTTATATTTTCATAATTTAAAATTTGATGGCGAATTTATTTTATATTGGTTATTTCATAACGGGTTTAAATTAAATAACGAATCAAAATTAAATACTAATGAATTTTCTACTTTAATTTCAGATACGGGGTTATTTTATTCTATTGAAATATGTTTTAAAAGAACAAAAAAAGAAATAGTAAAAGTAAAAATATTAGATTCATTAAAGATTTTACCATTTTCTGTTGAAAAAGTTGCTCAAGCATTTAATTTACCAATTTCTAAATTATCAATTAATTATCAAGAAAAAAGGGAAATTGGTCATAAACTAACGGAAGAAGAAATAAGCTATATAAAAAATGATGTTGAGATTGTTGCTAGAGCAATTGAAATATTACATAAACAAGGGTTAACAAAAATGACAACTGGCGCTAATGCGCTAGAAGAATATAAAAAAATTATTTCTAAAAAATTGTTTGAAAAATGGTTCCCTCCACCATTATATGATAGTGATATAAGGCAAGCGTACAAAGGAGGATTTACTTATTTAAACCCCAAATATTGTGGTAAGGATATAAAAAATGGTATTGTTTTAGATGTAAATAGTTTATACCCTTCTGTTATGTACTATTCGCCACTCCCGTATGGAGAGGGTAAATATTTTACAGGCAAATATATTAATGATGATAATTATAACTTATATATCCAAATGTTTAGGTGTCAATTTAAATTAAAAAAAGGGTATATTCCAACAATACAACTAAAAAATAATATGTTTTTTGTCCCTACAGAATATTTAGAAAGCAGCAAAGGGGAGTATATTACAATGTGCTTAACAAATATTGATTTAGAATTATTTTTTGAACATTATGAAGTGTATGACATTGATTATATTAGCGGATGGAAATTTAGGAGCTATATTGGTTTATTTAAAAATTATATTGATAAATGGAATAAAATAAAAGTTCAAGCAACAATTGAAAAAAATGGCGCAATGCGCTCTATTGCTAAGTTAATGTTAAATAGTTTATACGGTAAATTTGCATTAAATCCAAAAGTAAAAAGCAAATATCCGTTTTTAGGTGATGATGATATTATCCATTATAAAATTGTGCAGGAGGAAGACCGTAAACCAATTTATATACCAATGGGTGTATTTATAACATCATGGGCAAGATATAAAACGATAACATCAGCTCAAAAAGTTTATGATAGATTTATATATGCTGATACGGACAGCTTACATTTAGAGGGTGAAGAAATTCCCGAGGGTTTGGAAATATCAGATACAGAATTAGGTAAATGGAAGTTAGAAAGCCGTTTTACAAAAGCTAGATTTATAAGGCAAAAATCGTATATAGAAGAAATTGACAATAAGTTAAAAATTACATGTGCCGGCATGCCTGAAAGTTGTTATAAATATGTAACATGGGATAATTTTCACAAAGGTGCTGAATATAATGGTAAATTAAAAATAAGTCACACAAGCGGGGGTATTGTTTTATTAGAATCGCCACACACTTTGAGATAAATCTTATAAAATATCTTGACAAAAAAAATAACAAGGGTATAATATAGATAGAGGTTAAAAGTTTAATTGTACATAAAATATTTTGATACCAATGGGTGAAACCAGCAAAATATTTTTTGGGGTGGTGCCTTGTGTACAAACTTTAACTATCTACATTAAAAGTATAGGTGGTGAAATCTTAAATTTATGTATTGGGATATTAACAAAAGTTTGTCATATAATGCTTTGTTTAATTTTATTATTGGTGCTAGAGGTGTAGGTAAATCTTACGGCGCTAAAAAATTAGCAATACAAAATTTCTTAAAAAAAGGAAAACAATTTGTATACGTAAGAAGATATAAAGAAGAGTTAAAAAAAATAAATAAGTTTTTTGATGATATAAAAGGTGAATTTCCAGAGCATGAATTTAAGGTTTCACCACCAAACTTTATAATTGATAATAAGGTTGCGGGAACAGCAATTCCTCTTTCTACGGCTAAAATTGAAAAATCAACTCCATATCCCAATGTAACATTTATAATATTTGATGAATTTATTTTAGATAAAGGTTATCACCATTATTTACCTGATGAAGTAACTAATTTTTTAGAGTTATATTCAACGGTATCAAGAAGTAGGGATGTTATAGTATATTTTTTATCTAATGCCTTATCAATAACAAATCCTTATTTTATATATTTCAATTTATCATTGCCTTATGGAAAAAATATACAATGTAAAAATGATATTTTAATCGAAATGGTGGTTGATAATGAATATAGTGATAAAATGAGTAACACAAGATTTGGTAAGTTAATAAAAAATACACCTTATGGGAATTATGCAATAAGCAATACATTTCTAAGAGACAATAAAACTTTTATAAAAAAGAAAACCTCAAAAGCAACATGCCAATTTATTATGACATATAAAAACGAAGATTTTGGGGTTTGGGTTGATTATAATGAAGGTTTAATGTATGTTAGTAAAGATTTTGACCCATATTGTAAACTGCATTATAGTTTTACTTTAGATGACCATACTATAAACACAATGCTTTTAAAAGGCAAGACATCCACTGTGGTTAACAATTTTATTGAATATTATAAGTTAGGTCTTGTACGATTTGAAAGCATTGGTGTTAAAAATATAGTAAATGATATAATAAAAATGACTTTATAAGGAGTGAATAAAATGGACGTTAATACAATTATTCAAATTATCAATGGTGTTGGATTTCCAATTGCAGCATGTATTGCAATGGGTAGTTTTATTGTTTGGGATAAAGTAAGCAGGCAGAAAATCAGGAAAGAAGATATTGAAAAACAAGACGAGTTGTTGTCGAAGTTAACAAACACTGTTGATAATAATACAAAAGTAATTCAGCAGATTGCGGACAAGTTAGGTATTAATGAATAAAATTAGAGTGCATACCACAGCGGAAAAAAGAAAATATTTAAATTTATATTATAATCTATCAAAACAAATTAAAGATTTTGATAGAATTAAATCAACTGATGAATTAATTTATAATTTATTGAATGATTATAAGCAATCAAGAGAACAAATTACTAAAGAAATATTAAGAGCTGTTTTTCAATTAGAAGATATTAAACAACAAAGAGTGCTATATATTCATTTTATTGAAGGCAAAACATGGGAAAAAGTAGCTGAAATTATGCAATATGAATATAGACACTTAACTAGAATTGCTAAACAGGCAATTGAAAATTTACCTGATATGGAGGTGGTAGATTTATGGCAATGACAAAAGAAGAATATAATAATAAATTAAAAAGAATTTCGGAATTATCAAATGATAATGAAGAAGTAATGAGCATTGCAAGAGAAATTCAAGCTGAACTTGATTCTTATAATGAAAAGGAATATTATGAAGAAAATCAAGTTTATGATACAGATGGAAGATTGTGGGCTGAAAAATATCAAGAGGTAAAAAAAGAATATCGTGATAAATTTTTTAGTACACCAAGTGAAGCAATCGAAAATCAAAATAATGATTTAAAAAAAGATAACAATTCAGCAAATGTTAGCTTTGAGGATTTATTTAATAATCGTGAAGGTGACTATAAACATTAAGGAGGAAAAATTATGCCAAGAATTCCAGAAATTAAAACGTTAACTTCTAATGGTGTTGATATTTTAAATGCTATTAGAAATAGTGCTAGTTCTACATACCAAGAACGCATTCCAGAAGCCACACAAGATAATATCAGACAAATTGGGAATGCTATGATGCAATATGAAAGTACACAAAATGAATTTTTAGATGCTTTAGTAAATAGAATTGGAAGGGTATTAATTACAAGTAAATCTTATTCTAATCCGTTAAGAAGGTTTAAGAAAGGTGTGCTTGAATTTGGAGAAACAGTAGAAGAAGTGTTCGTGAATGTTGCGAAAGCTGTTCAATATGATCCTGTTGATGCTGAAGAAACATTGTATAAGCGCACTATTCCTGATGTTAGAACAGCATTTCATAAAATGAATTTACAAAACTTATACCCTGTTACTATAAGCAATGAACAATTAAGACAAGCATTTTTAAGTTATCAAGGTTTAAGCGACTTAATAGCAAGAATTGTTGATTCTATGTATACAGGCTCTGAATATGATGAATTTTTATGCATGAAACAACAAATTGTTGAAGCAGCCCAACAAGGGGAGTTTTATCCTGTTAACGTTCCAGAACTAACAGCAGATAACGCAAAAGAGATTGTTACAAAAATTAAAGCTATTAGTAATTCTTTTGATTTTATGTCAACAACTTATAATCCAGTTGGTGTTCTTACTCATTCACCTAAACAAAGTCAAGTTTTATTAATTGATGCTAATTTTGATGCCTCTATTGATGTTAATGTTTTAGCCTCCGCATTTAATATGAATAAAGCGGAATTCATGGGACAAAGGGTGTTAGTTGATAATTTTGGGGAGCTAACCGGGGTTGTAGCAGCTTTAGTTGATGAAAGTTGGTTCATGGTATTTGACAATTGGATTGGTTTTACAGAAAATTATAATGGTAAAGGACTGTACTGGAATTATTTTTATCATGTGTGGAAAACTTTTTCCCGTTCGCCTTTTGCAAATGCTGTTTTATTTACAACAGATAAAATTTCTGTTACAAGGGTAAATGTTACACCTGGAACAGCAGAAATTACAAAAGGGCAATCATTAATTTTAAATAGTGTGGTTTCAACAACTGGATATGCTCCTAAAGATGTGATTTGGAGCGTAAGCGGTACAGAAGCAGTAACCTCAACTATTAAACAAACAAAATTAAATGAAGCAATTTTGACAGTACCCGTTACAGAAGCAAATACTACTTTAACAATTACAGCAAAATCAGTATATGATAGTAGTAAAACAGGAACAGCTACTATTACATTAAATTAATGGGGTGGTAAAATGCCGGACTATATACCCGCAACAGTGGTTAAAGTTTTAAAAGATGTTCCATTAGATTCATCTTATAGTGATACTGTTCTGTTTAGTTCGGAAGGAGCCCAAACATCATTTTTTGAAGGAAAGGTGAAGTATACATTTAATCAATTTACTTATCAAAGAGTAAATTCTTCTGTTGCTTCACCTAGGATTCCTTTTTCTGTAAGAGTACCTCGAATTGCTGATGACTTATATGATTGCAATTATATAATGTTTCAAAATAGCAATTTTGGGAACAAATGGTTTTATGCTTTTATTAAACAGGTGAATTATATTAATCCCAATAATACTGAAATAATCTATGAAATAGATTCATTTCAAACATGGTGGTACTCATGTAGTTTTTTACCTTGTTTTGTAGAGCGAGAACATATTGAAAATGATGTTGCCTTTGTAAATACTGTTCCTGAACCAACAGAAATAGATTATTATAGAGTTAATCCTTCCCAATTTTGGAGTGATTATTTTACAGGAAGTTATATTGTTGTTGTTTGTGCTTATTTTGATGGTATAGAAGCAGAATTCACAACACCTGGTGTTTATGGGGGAATTTTTTCGGGAGGGTGTGTATATTATACAGAGGCTTCAAACGTTGGAAGATTAATAGAGATATTAAAGTTAATAGACTTAAAAGGAAAAGGCTCTAATATTATTTCAATTTATACATCAACAATAGCCCCCGCCTTAACTTCTGGCGCAAATGTGCAAAAAGTGACAACAACCATAAAAAAAGAAACAACAAATATTTTAGGGTATGCTTTTAAAAACAAAAAATTATTATGTTACCCATATCGGGTATTTAAACTAAGAACAACTACAGGGGAAGAAATAGAACTTAGACCAGAATTAGTAAATGACAATAATTTAGTAGTAAATTTACATTTTTGCGAATCTACTGCTCCAAGGGTTGTTTGTGTTCCTTCATACGATGGTTTAATTACAAATTGGGATAAATCTTTAGAATTTAATGAAGTTGTACAATGTGGTTGGAGTTCTAATGTATTTGCAAATTGGATGGCGCAAAATATGGGGTCTTATGCAATTTCTAATCTGTCGGCAACACTAAACTCATTAACCAATGTAGCAACCACTGCTATTTCGTTAGGTGTTGGAGGCGCAAGGGGTGGGATTGTAGCTGGTTCAACTGCTTCAAGTGCCATTTCTTCCGCAACATCCCAAGCAAATAATCAATTATCATGGTTAGATGAAGGGATTAAGCAATACATGAAAGGTAGTGTCCCTGTAGGAAAAATTATAAGTGGGTCGGCAAACTACACAATAGGAAGAACAGGATTTGAATGTGTAGAATATTGTGTAAACGAAAAATGCGCTGAACGTATAGACCAATTTTTTGATATGTATGGTTATGCAACAAATCAAATAAAAATACCAAATTTATTAAGCCGCCCTATTTATAATTATGTGAAAACACAAAATGCCTGCATTAAAGGAAGTGCCCCAGTACAATCAATGGATATTATAAAATCTATATTTAATAATGGAGTAAGATTGTGGCACGGTGACTTTGTAGGAAATTATTCGCTTAATAATAGAGGTGGTGAATAGTTATGAAAAAACCTTTTATGCCAAAATTTAAAACCCCAACAAAATTTTGGAAAGCAAAAATTTTAAATGATAGAATTTTTACTGATTATTTATATAGACTAGAAGAATTATATATCTCAATGTTTAAATGGAATAATTTACCTGATACTGTAGATGAAAGATTCATTGAACTTACATTATGTGAATATGGTCAAATATTATACTTTAATGATATTATTTTAGGTGATCTTTGTTTAACTATGATGAATGGCGGTCCGTTAAATGTATATAGAATTCCAATTTGGAGAAGAGCTTATGCTAATAATGGTTACCAAGCTACACGAACGCAAAAAGATAGTGTAATTATTTTTAATAATTTTTTACACAGACCTGCAATGGAAACAATTATTTTATACGCTCAAAAATTATATGAAATTGATAGGACTATACAAGTTAATGTAAACGCTCAAAAAACACCAGTTTCAATTTTATGTAATGATGAAGAGCGATTAACTTATAAAAATATTTATGAACAGTATGAAGGTAATACACCGGTTATTTTAGGTAACAATAATTTAGACTTAAAAAATGTTAGTGTATTAAACACGAACGCCCCTTATGTAGGAGATAAGTTACAAATTTTAAAAAGGCAAATATGGAATGAATGCTTAACTTTTTTTGGAATTGAAAATAATAACTCTGAAAAAAAAGAAAGGTTAGTAACAGATGAAACAGAAAGTAATCTAGCACATGTTTATGCTCAAAGAAATGTCATGCTTGCCTCAAGAAAACAAGCCGCTGAACAAATAAATAAAATGTTTGGGACTAATATAAGTGTTGAATTTAGAACATACGAATCAAATCAAAATAATATGGAAGGTGATAAAAATGGGAGTTTATACAATTGAAGTAAAAGAACTTTTACAATTAGGCTTTCATTTTAAATTAGACACTTATCCGATATTTAATGAAGATTATCGTAGTTATTTAAATCAGAAAATAATAAATCATTTCTATTTTAGAGAAATTGGAGCTGAAACACCTGATAGATTTAATTTTTACTTAGAAAGAAAAATGTGTGAAATAATGCCGCTATATAATCAATTATACCAATCTACATTAATTGAATATGATCCTTTAATTACGCATTATTTAGAAACAGAACAAAAAGAAAATAGATATAAAATTGGAAATAGAAAACAAAAAGAAAACTCTAATTTGTCATATAAAAATGATGAACGTTATAGTAATGCTTCTTTATTAAATGCAACCAAAAACTCATCAGAGGAAAGTATTTTAAAAAATAATGGTGGTGAAAATGTAGTAAGGCATGATAACACTGAACAAATTAATTCAGAAAATTCAGAAACAAATCTAGAATCAATTGAAGGAAGACAAGAGACCACAAACACAACCCAAAATAATATAAAAGATAAATCCTTAGAAATTAATACAACAGAAAATACAACAAATGATGAAAAATTAAATGAAACAATTAATTCTAATAGCACAACAACAAACAATCTAAACACCACCACTAATGGAGAAACGCAAGGAACAGGAACAAATAAAACAACTGGAAATAAAGATACAGTATTTAGTGATATCCCACAAGCAGGGTTTACCACTACAAAAACTATCTCACCAGATGGGACAGTCACTATTAAAACCACAGGGTATGCAACAACACAAACACAAGAAGACACAACAGAAAATTCTAACACAGCCACCAATGAAAGCAGTAACTCTACTACACAAAATACTGGCACTGTAGGTAATGAAGGACAATCAAACAAAATAAACACTAATAATATTACATCAGATAAAACAATTTCTGAAACTCATACAGAAAAAGAAACACAAAATAATAATGAAGATAAAAATTTAAACGGAACAATAAATATTAATTCACAAACAAAAAATAAAACAAATGGGACTTTAAATGAAAATAAATGGGGAACAACAGACACTACAAATAATTTTAGTGAAAATAAAAATAGCACTGAAAATATTAATGAATCGTCTACAGAAAAAAATGACGGTGAAAATAAATCTATAGCAAGTCAAATAAACAATTTGCTAAATAGTGTTTCTGAAAGAGACAAAGAAAACAAAAATGTATTAGTTAATATTGCAGGAAGAAATGGCGTAAGCCCGGCTTTATTAATTAAAGAGTTTAGAGAAACATTCCTCAATATAGATATGATGATAATCGGGGAATTAGAAACTTTATTTATGGGGGTATATGAACTATGAAAAAAGACTGTAACCCAAATTTTCCAAATTTTTGTCCGCCACCTAGCCCACATCATCCGCCATGTATGCCACCTGCACCAAGTGTAGTACAAGGTGAAAGTTTATATGAAGCTGTAAATAACCTTACTAATAAAGTAAATATTTGTATCAATACTTACAATGACGTAATGAATAATTGCTATGAAACTTTACATAACTTAGAAAGAGCAGCAGAAGCAAACGGAAGTTATTATGGTAATTGTGAAGTGTGGAGTGAAGAAGGTTATGATGCAACAGAAAGCGCAACTTACACAATTATCCATAAAGCAAATATTGATAGACATGGTGAACCTATTAGAGTTAAACTTCATATTGCTTACAATAACACAACAAATAGTGGAATAACTCAAGGCTTATTTGAAGCTTCAAAAATTACCTATGCTGATAAAATTTTTACCGCTATTCCAGTTCAAGAAAGTGGAAGCTGGTATGGCAATGTTTTTTGGAATGAAGCCCCAATCCCATCTAACAGTGAACCAACACTATACACAATGGGCTTCACAAGAAATGGAACATTAAAAGTATATAGCAACACTGTTTCTAAAGAACAATTAACTAGGGATACTATTGTTGATTCTATGGGTTGTTCTGGAGTATTAATTCAAAACGGCCAAATATGTGGTGATGATTATTTTAAAAATATTCCCGCTGCAACAGAGCAAACACAACGTGTTTGTGTTGGACAAAATATGACAACAAAAGAAGTTGTATTCTTAGTTTGCGGTAGTGAAAATGATGTTAATAAAAAAGGGTTAACATCTAAAAAATGTGCTGAAATTCTCATTCAATATGGATGTGATATAGCTGTTGAAATGTGTGAACAAGCAAATGCAGGAGCTTGCAATAAAGGAAGTTTGATGTTCATACCAGATAATAACAATGTGCCATCAGTATCAGCATTTTGGTATATTAGCAGAAGTTGTTTTTATAGAAATGACTATGAAAGAGAACTTGCTGAGTTAATGCAAAACTATGGTCAGTGTATATGGGAAACATACCTTACAAAATTAAAAGTCGATGGAATTACAGGTAATATATCAGATTTAAAAAATAAATTAGAGCAAGAAATACAAGATAGAATAAATGGTGATAATACACTTAACCAAAAAATAGAAGAAGAAACAGAAAATAGAATAAACGCAATTAACACACTCACTCAACAAATTAACAGTTTAACTGAAAGAGTTAGCACATTAGAAACATCTGTTTCAGACTTACAAACAAAATACAATGCTTTAACAGAACAAGTCGGTAGTATTCAATCTAATATTAGTAACTTGCAAAAGACAATTGCAGAGCTAAATACTGATTTAAATAATGTTAAAGATTTAGTGCAATCAATTATTAACGGAACAGAAGATATTAATTACCTTTCACTAAATGGTGGCACAATGGAAGGTAATATTACAATGGGAAATAATCATATTTACTCTGATGTTACATCTCCAACAAACAATGAAGTAGTAAATAAAACTTATGTTGATAATGCAATTGAAAACACCACCACCACTAAATTAGAAAATTATCTGCCTCTTGATGGTGGAACATTAACAGGCGACTTAACAATTCAAACAAATCTAAATATAAAAAATGAAAGTAATATCACTTCAAATGGGGCTATTAATCTATCACCTTCAACAAATATTAATGTTAATAATAAACAAATAAAAAACCTTGCTGAACCTGTTTTAAATTCAGATGCGGCAACAAAAGGATATGTAGATGCACACGGTGGAGGTGGTGGGGGTGAAGGATATTTACCTTTGTCTGGTGGGACAATGAAAGGAAATATCAATTTTAATGCTGGTTCTATTAATTTTAATAATGAAGATGGTTACATTGCAGCAAGTGGAGATAATTCTTTAAATGTTAATAGTGCTATAAATATGCACAATAAAACAATTGATAATGTTCCACAACCCGCAACAAATACACAAGTTGCAAACAAAGCATATGTTGATAGTGCTGGTGATGGTAAATATTTACCCTTATCTGGTGGTTCAATGAAAGGTGACATTAATATGTCACAAAATACATTATCAAATGTAAGAAACCCAATTCAAAATAATGATGCAGCAAATAAACTTTATGTTGATACAGCTATTACTACAGCTGGTGACGGTAAGTTTTTACCTTTATCCGGTGGAACAATGGAAGGTAATATTACATTTAGTAACGCCAACAATAAACTAAATATGCAAGGCGGTCAAATCAATAATATTTCTGCCCCTTCAGCGGGTACAAGCGCCGCAAATAAAAATTATGTTGATTCCACTGTTCAATCTGTATTAAGTGATTATTTACCGCTTAGTGGTGGCACAATGCAAGATGAAATTAATATGAGTGGTAATAAAATTACTAATTTAGGAGACCCCACTATTGCTACAGACGCAATTAACATGAAATATGCTAATACTAATTTTTTAAGGTCGTGTGGCGGTACAATGTATGGTAATATTGATATGGGTGGTGATGATGTTCAACATCAAATTAATAATCTTGCTGAGCCATCATTTTCACAAGATGCCGCAAATAAAAATTATGTTGACACCAAAATTAGTTCAGACTTAAAAAACTATTTAGCATTGTCGGGTGGAACAATGGCTGGAAATATTGCGATGGGTAATCATGAAATTACAAATCTTTCATCTCCAACTAAAGATAATTCCGCTGTAAATAAGTATTATGTAGACCGCAACTTTTTACGCACAAGTGGCGGAACAATGAGAGGTAATTTACAAATGGGTACTTCAATTGGTACCAAATATAAACTATCATTTATGGCTGACCCCACATTACCCAATGATGCAACAACAAAACAATATGTTGATGAATTTTCAAATGTAAACGATGAAAAATATCACCTTGAACAAAATTTAACAAGTGGGTGGAACCTAGAAATGCAAAAATTATGCGGTAATGCTATTTATGTAAAATTCAATAAACGATTTGAAACTTTACCAAAACAAAATGGTGAAGTTGGAGCAAATGACCTCCCATTTACTGTTTGCAACACGACAATTTATCAATTAACTGGAGGATTCTACGTTGCTGAATCATATCAACAGGCATGTGCAGCAAACATTAAAGGAAGTACATTATATCTATTCACCCCAAGTGATATCACACAAGAAACATCAATTGTTGTATGGGGTGTTGTAGCAGTCCAAGACCTACCATTTAAGTCCACAAAAATGCAAACTAAAACATTGAAAGCAACCGCAAAAATTGAAGAAAAACCAGAAGCATATAACACATCGTTAATGCAAAGTTTAATTAATGTATCTAAAATGTTTTTGGATACATTAGATGAAAAAGACAGTGAAACAATACTAAAATGTGATGGATTGATAGATAGTTGGGAAAGTAAAAATCATGAAGTTGGTGAAGTATGTACAGCAAATAACCAAGCCTGGGAATGCTTCCAAGCACACGACAATAAAACTTATCCTGACATTAATCCAGATAACTCCGCCTGGTTTACATTCTGGAAGCCTCTACACGGAAAATCAATTGAAACAGCTAGAGAATTTGTAAAACCAACAGGAGCACACGATATTTATAAAACCGGTGAATATTGTGTTTATAATGGCTATACTTATTTAGTAATACAAGACACCAATTTCTCACCAGATGAGTATGCAGAAGCATACAAAAAAATTGATATCCAGTAAGTACTATATGTACCTCCTTTTTATTACATGAGACGTGATTAATTTCACGTCTCATTTTAATATTTTAAAGAAAATTATTTACAGGTAATTATTTACATTATTAAATCAGACATTCCCATCCTA